ATCTTTTTGATCCCAATTATTTTGTTTTCTTCTTCCATGCTGCGAATGATAACCATCATAAATGAATTGTGTATTTTTCGCGCACTTGTGATTTTAAGCTGACTTTATACACCCGTGGGCATTAAACGCATATCGGTATTATACTCAATTTTATTAGCCGCGATGCGCACTCCATAAATATACACAGTTCGATCGCTACCTACCAGCGGTTGCTGTCTCCCGGCATATCGTCAGTAACTTTTCAAGAGCCAGGCACGTCAAGCACCGTCAACATAAGGGCTATATTATGGATATTTAGATATATCTATATAATAGAAATTTTCTTTATATTTATACGCAGGCAAAGCACCTCCAACCTGTATAGCGTATGCCCTTGAACCATAAATAGTAGTGCCATTCGCGCCAGTGAACATCGCGCCATAAAGAAATTGCCCTGCCGCAGGGTTTATTGGTGCAATGTAAGTCGAGCAGATCCCAGGGGAAACAGCCAACTGGATTCCGGTATTTATCGAAAAACTCCCCGTCTGACTTGCTCCATACGGGTTTGTAACTGATAAAACCTGTAGTGGTAACTGATCAGTATTCCAAATCATTTCTCCAGCAGAATTGTAAGTCGCGATGCCATATCCATGGCTTGTAGTCACCATATTAGAAAATAAATATAATGTTCCACTTGATCCGGTTTGTGTAATATTTATCTGCCATGCTCCATTCGCGGTACTTTGGCTAAGCATTGTACCCACCCCGCCAGCGTCATTGCGTAAAAAAACCATCATGCTTTTACTCGCTGGTATTGATGTCGCATAAGTGCCTGTCGATGAGAATTGCATCTTCCCTATATAATTAAGAGGCGTGACATCAGGGCTAATCCATAAGGATCCATCGCTTCTAAAAATCTGCAATCCATACGGCATTATTTATATACCACTATTATAGGGCAAGACGATGATGCATTAGACCACGTAAGAGTGTTCCCGCTTACCGAAGCTGTTGCTGGTGGGATGCTTATTACTGTTGCACTGGTTATGTAGTTTAAAATAAGTGGCGTCAGTGATTTACCCTGCACACCGCCATACGTCTTTGAACCACTTCCTGACGTTATGTAATCCACTATAAAAGTAGGCACGAAACGCTCTACAAGCTCATTCCCGCTGGCATCAAAAAGTTGCACTCCATAAGGCATACCTATCACCTTTACTTAGAAAATTATTTATAACCATATTTTAATATTGACCAACAACAACACGCAAAACGCCGTTAGCATCATAAACTCTCTGGCCGCCATTATTTATTGTGGTTCTTCCTTGTCCTGATATAGATCCATTTAATTCAAACGAACCATCAGATCTCATTATTGTTCCGGTCTGCCCTGCGACATAGTTTGCAGAATACCAGGATCCAACCTTTGCCAGCGTAATGGAGGCGTAATCTATGAAAGCCGAGTTAATAAACACTTGCCCGTTATTTACGAGAAAAGCGTCCTGATAATTACCCGGATCACTGCCGGAATAAATACCAAACTTATCGGCTGCAAATACAGTCGTTGAGGTGTAACCACCATTCCCGTCTGGCTCAATACCCAGCGCCATACCGGAGTTATACAACTGACCACTGCGGGTAATGCCAAGATTCAGCGTATAGAATGCGGATGCTGTACCGTCGTCTGTAACCTGCGCGGTGAGCTTCTGATTTACTGCCGCCATCAACGAGCCGTCCGGGCCGATCTCTGCCTGCACGTAAGTGCTGAGGTCAGAAAAAGCCCCCTGAAGATTTGCAACGGTGGTGGTTACAGTCATTACCTCCGCGCGCACCTCGCCATATTGGACATATTGCTGATTAACGGTGGCATTGTTTGCCAGCGCGTTCTGCAATATTCCTTCAAGGTTGGTATCAACGCCCTGTTGCAGATTGCCAAACGCGCCGGAATCCCTGATAGCCTCGTCGATATAATCAATCATTCCGGGAATGTCGGCGGATGCCTGGCCGGATGCCTCGACGAATGTCGACACGCCGAATGCGTTACGCGTGCGAACGTAGACGTAATATGTGGTATCAGCCTTAATCCCGTGCAACGTCCACTGGCTTGAGCGCCCCAAAAATTGCGCGGTATCTTCTATCGTGCTGGCATCGGTGATCCGCGCCGTTCCTGAGTACCAGAATTCAAAGGTGGTGTCTGTTGTCGATGACATAGGCATAACCGGAACGAGATCGGCAGAGAAGATGCCCGCCGTCCATACCACTGACGCAGGGGCCAAAGGCGCGCCGATAACGAGCGAAACCTGTGTTTCTGCGCCCTTCATGCCGTTTTCGTTGCGCCCGCGCACACCAAGGATATATGAACCGGCATTCAGTCCGTAAAAGTCATAGCGAAACTGATCGGTTTCATACTGCGCCACCAGCGCCGATCCGTCCTCGGTGTAAACGCGGATTTCAAACATAAGTTTGCGCGTCGTCGTCGCGGTTTCCCATGTCGCGGTCGACTGCACAGTTTCACTACCGACATTCAGGATCGTCAGCCGCTCAACATTTGGCACCCGGTAGCCATTAAGCGTGTCGTTAGGGGTATCAAATACCGCGCCGTCGTCTACAACGGCTTGTTTGTTGGGATCGTGAAGTGCTGCAACGATATCGTAGATCGAATTATTTTCCGACTCTGCAACACTCATAATACGGAATAGCCGCGTAGAAAGGTTAGCGGTAGAAATTACAAAAACCGTTCCATCGCGGACATATGCTGGTGCATTTTCCAGGGTGATAACCGCGCCATCGACTGAGGAAATCTCGTATTTAACAAGCTTACCGTTACTTCCCATGATCGACATGCTATCGCCGGAACCGGCAAGCGTAGAAACATCGGCATCGACTGTTATCTGGTTGCCGCTGTGTGACACGATACGGCCACCAAGGCGGGACGCGGCGTAGTTGTTATCCATCACCTCAACGATGTCGCCAGGCATAAAGGCGATGGCGTCGCGCGCCATCCGGAACTTCACTCGCTTGGATTCACGTTTTGCTGTTTCCAGCATGAAGCGACCTGCGCGGTATGCCTGCCCGCGTGACGTGCAACCGAAAGCCTCTATGGTTGTTTCGTTGTAGCCACTACGGGAAATAAGCGCATCATCAGACACATATTCTTTCGACTGTTTCCAGCCGTTATCCGGATCCGTCCAGGATACTACTACGGCGTTAAATATCTCGCTGCTTTTAGGCGAGCTATAAGAAAATTTTCCGTCTACAACGTTGGCATTTGAAATCGGCATGACCGGATCAGCCGGGGCATCGATAAGGACGGACATACGCATGCCGTCCCACAGGGCCATTCCACGAAATGCGCCAGCAATTTTATCGAGTAGTTCGCGCGCTGAAATCTGCTCAGTTATGTACGCGTTAAGCGTTACTCGCGGTTCCTGCCCGCCATAACCATCATTAACGAGCTGATCGCAAAACTGCGACAGGTTATACAACGCACCATCATCAACATCGATACTCCCAGCGGTTCGCGCAAGGCCGAAACGGGTATTTACCACCAGTTCGCGAAAAATCCATGCCGGGTTATTTGTCCATGCTTGCTTAAATCCGCCAGTCCAAAGCCCGGTATACGTTCGCGCAACGGGATCATAGTTATCCGGGATATTTACTATTAATCCGCGCGCTTGATAAGTTCGTCTTGGTGTGTCCTGGTACTGATCGTGATCAATGACCGTTCCGACAATGGCGGAAAATGGATAGCTCAGAATATCATCCGTAATTTCCGTGTAGCTATTCCAGATGGTGTCATTAACTAGCAGATCGCTGTCGCTGTCTGCCGTGATACGGCGAACACGAACGTCGAAAGGTTTTGTGGCTGGCGCGTCGATAAGATGCGCCTCAAGATAATCACCGGATATTTTCCCGGTGATTGTTACCGTTTCCTGGATAACAAAACCACCCGTTCCCGTCCTTGTCTCGATTACCATCGTGACGCTGGTATTTTTCTGGTTGCCCTGTTTATCCTGCTCAACGAGACTTGTAACGCCAAGCGTCACTCTTACGCGGCTAACATCGGGATCAGTAATGGTTCTGATGAGAGGGGTATCGAATTCCACGCTGGTATTAACAATTGTAGTGGCCTCAATGGCGTTAAAGCCAGCCATCGGGTTTTGCGTTTCCGATCCAGGTCGCCACGAAACGCAAATCCCGTTAATATTTGTCGTTCCGGTTGAGGTGGTTACCGGAGTGTCATTGAGCATGAAAGATGATAAATATTTCTGATCAACAGGCCCGTAAATTGGCCCTTCGGATATAAGATCTAAAACCTTGTAATATTGTTTTGATCGAAGATTATCATCCAGCATTATTGGCGTTGATGCCTTACCACCGCCTGATCCCATATTTTACGCGTCCTAAAGTAAATCAAAAAGGTCTGAAACATCGAAAATATCTTGCCAGTCTGCCGTATTTTCTGTGTTTATACCGAGACTGATTACATTGCTTCCGACAACCATTTCCCCGATTAGGATAGGCACTGGCCTACCCTGCCCTATTCTGTTTTCTGCGCTTGTGTACGAGTTATTTTCTATGGTTTCAGTAGATTCTGCTGAATTCTTGTTTTTCATATTGCGCGCAAGGTAAATCGAATACGCAACCGATGCTGCAGCTACAACAAGCGCGGCTATTGCAAGAAACGCTATCCCCTCAAGACCGCTACCATCCACAACCGGCACAAAAGAAATAGTGGAGCCATGAGAAAGTTTTCTTTCCATATTCCACGCGGCATTATCATTATTTAATGCAACATCATTAATTAGAATATTTACACGGTTACGCATGAAGTATTTTTTTAGTTCGCCATTCTGCGCAAATAGCAAACGTAACCCCTGCGCTGGGGTTTCGACGTTCATAGAGACTTCGCTGAAAAATCTGCGTAAAGCGCCGCTAAATTTAAAGATGAGCAATCGTGATATCTCCAGACTGAATGCAATTGCCTGATGTATGCCTGGCGCATGGGCT